GCGACACCTACAATCTCAGTCATCGTCTTGCTCCAGTTGCTGAGCGGTTTCGATAATAAAATCTTTCGCGGTCAACAGGCCACGATAACGGCCACAGGCGAATTTGTAGTCGCCAAGATCGTTAACTTTGCCCATCGCAAGGTCACGTTCAATGTCCTTGCACGCCTCGTCGATTTTCTGAGCTAAGTGTAAGAGTACTGTGCTCATTCATTCTCCTTAGGTTGCTGTGAGGAAACAGGGGGTTCTTCCTGCGCCCGCATGGTTTCGCGGGCGATTTCGACGCCGAGCCGCAGCCCAGCCTCTTCTTGCTTGGCGTCCAAGTTGTTCTTGTCCGTTGCAATCTTGGCCCCAACTTGGAGACCAGCGATTTCTTTTTGTGCAGCGATACGCTGTTCTTCGAGCTCGATGCGGTCTTGCTTTTCTGCCGCTTCGAAGACGAGTTTTTGTTTCTTGAGTTCCAACTCGCCTTGTTTGATCTGCAACTCCTGCATCTGCATCTGGACGATTGGGTCCTGCATCATCTGCTGGTTCTGCATCATTTGCTGTTCTGCCTGATCCTTCTGGAGAAGCTGCTGTGCAGCCACTGCGGCCAAGCGAGAAATCTGAATTTCCACGTCTTCCGTCATATCCGAATCTGGCGGAGGCAGCGGCACACCGGCCTGCTGCTCAATCTGACGACGATATTCAAACGCCAAGTGCTCTTGGATGTGAGCCGCCATGGCAGCCGCCATCTGCTGCGCCATCGGGTTTTGGCCGAGCACCTGCTGGATTTTGGGGTCCGCCATGAACGACATGTGGACAGCCATATGGGCTTCATGATCCTGATAAATGAACGCTTTCACGGGCTTGCCGTTGATGACGTCCATATTCTCGCTGATCGGGTCACGCGGCTTGCGGTCTTCATCATCCTTGAGCGGGACGAGCTTCTGAGCGTTCTTGATGCCCAAAACCTCAAGCATCTGGCGGTGCAGATACGGCATGTCGTAAATCTGCGGAGCGCCCTGCGCCAACTGGATAACTGCCTGATATTGCACGATTTTCTGTGCCATCGTGGCAGCGTTGGGGTCCGAAACCGGCAACACATCGACGTTGTCATAGTCCGATTTCTTGGCCTTACGGCTCCCTTCTTCCGGCTCGTACGAGTAGGAATCCGGCGTATACGCAGCAATAATGTGCTTGAGGAGCTTGAACTCCTGCTTCATCGCGTAATGGACGCGTGCCTGCACAGCCGACATCGACTTGAGGCTGCGTTCCAGAATAGCCAGCGTGGTGCCCACAGGGGCGTTTGCAGACATATCCGAGATTTGCAGGTCGGCCATACCCGCCATGCGGCGGCCTTCCTCCACGATGGTCCCTAAGAGGCTGTAGAGGACCTGTGACGGCTCCTTATAGGGCAACGGCATGATGTTATCACGCATCGTACCCGAGGCCACGTCTACATCGCGCCATTCGGCAGGGCTAATGGGCGTATCGTCACCCTTGACCCTCAGTCCCTTAGTTTTGAATCCGCCCGGGAGGTTAGATAGAGTACCAGCATCGACAAGCTGACGAATAAGGCTGGTGCCAGACTTAGCAAAAGCACCGATAAGGTGAATAAGGCCAAAAGCGTAGAAGCCAAAACCCGGAACATACGAATAATGGACGAAGTGGTTGCGCTTCTGCTTGAGTTTGTCATCGGGTTCCCAGTTCCGGCGGATTGCAAGGATTTCTTGGCTATTCTTCTCGATGGTCACGATGTACGGCAGCGCGATCCCATCATCGTCCTTGTCACGAAACTTGTCGTCCTCGATGATGAGGTCAACCTGCATTTCCAAGAGCTTGTAGCGGTCATCGGTAGACGCACGGAAACCCAGCTTTTCTGCAATTTTTTGCTCAACGTCGTCGAGCGTGCCGTCGGGTTCGGGCAGGTCGATGTCCAAATAGAACCCGTCTTTTTGTAATTTGCGTAGTTCGTTCGGGGTCTTCCGCATTACGTGTGTAACGCGCTCAGCCGTCTCGATGTTAGACGCGCCATAGGGCACAACCACGTCGTCAGCGGTGCAATACATCGCCACTTGGCGTCCGAGTGATGGGTCGTAGTACACCTTTTTGAACGCATTACCTGCAAGGCCCAACCCCCACAGCATACGCTCATGTTCCGGACGATATTCGATCATCACATCGGTCAACTGATAATTCATATCGTCCTGCACGCGAGCAGCCGCATCGCGCTTGGCAGGAGTCTCACGACCAATAATCTGCGTCCGCACAGGCCCTTGGGCTGGGAACGTCTCCATCATGGTTTCGGCTTGGAACTTAACAACAGCTTCCGTCAGCAGCGGGTGGTAGACACCGCAAGCGCCGGGCCACGGCTCGGTCCGGTCCTCGACCTTCATGCCTAACAACTCAAGGCCATCGACGTAGGTCTGAATCCAGTCACGGCGCGACGCAAGGTCATCGTCGAAGTCACCGATCAGATCGCCCGCAATCTCAGCCAACTGGCCCTGATCGAGAAGCTCGGCCAAGTTCTCGTTGAACTCGGAGTCCTCTTCTTCGCCCGGCTCAAGCTCAATCTCAAGCCCGTCCATGCGCAGCGTGACTTCTTCGGGGTCCTCGATCTCAATCTCAAGGTCCGGCTCCATGTTGATGCCGGGAACTGCGCCTGCTTCGAGGGTAGCGTCAAGGCCGAGAGGCGCTTGATTGATAGCTTTATCTACGGCCATTAGTAATATCCCTGTTGCCTACGGCTCTTAAAGTACACAATATCTTCTGGTTCGTCGAGATTTGTTGTAATATACCCACCCCGACGGAAGCGGTGCATAGCCATAGAGACGGTATCGACATAGTCATCATGAGAACCAGCGGGAAATTCAGCGACTTCATCAATCACTTCTTCCGCCCAGCGGGCAGGGGGAGCCCAGACCCTACCGGACGCGAAAATGTCAGCCACCGCATTGAGCCTGCTGATCTTATCGTTGCCCCTAGTGGGGGTAAATTCCTGCACTGGGATACCCATGGAGCGGAGTTCGTAGATGAGTGGCGCACCTGACGCCTTCTTTTCGATAATGATCGAGTCCGGGTCCCACTCTTTATAGTCCTCCAAGACCCATTGTTTGAGGTCTGGGAACTCAACACGGTCCCTGTAGGCGTTCAGGAGGATAATATTGGCCTGCGCCATCCCTGTAGAGTCTGGATGGTAGAACACTCCCCACGTGGTACATGCCGAATAGTCAGCGCGTGACGTCTTTTCGAAGGCCGTATCCCACGCTTGGAGGATAAAATCGCACGCAGGCGGCGTATCATTGGGCCATTCCTGCCACCATTCGCGTTTTACGATAGCCGCAGACTCAGAAACGGGGTTCTGCTGGTACTGCGCCATCCATTTTGAGTTGGGAACGTCGCGTTTGACCTTCTCAAGCTCTTCCATAGCCCAAAACTCGGGCCACAGAGGCTTATTCGAGGGCAAAATCGCCGGAAATTCGATGACTTCCCACTCACCAAGGCTGTCGTTGGACGCTGCATCCTTCAAAATCTGCCCTGTCAGGTCTCTTTTAGACCATCTGGTCATCACGATGACGATGGCACCCCCCGGCTGGAGACGCTGACGCGGCCCAGAGGTGTACCATTCGTAGGTTTTGTCGTAGATATCGGGGTTAACTTCAGCCAACGCCGCTTCTTGTTCGCTGTGCGGGTCGTCAATAATGAGCACATCAGCGCCCTTACCTGTCACCGCACCCCCGATACCGATAGCGAAGTAGTCCCCGCCCTTGGATGTGTTCCACCTACCGGCTGCTTTGCTGTCCGATGCAAGCGTTAGGTCCGGAAACAGCTTATGGTAGACCTCGGTATCAACCAAGTTACGCACTTTACGCCCGAAACCTACCGCCAGTTCAGCCGTGTGCGAGCACTGGATGATCTTTTTGTGCGGGAACTTGCCTAGGAACCATGCAGGCAGCAGATATGACGCGAACTCGCTCTTGGTATGACGCGGCGGCATATTAATAATCAGCCGCTTGCAGGTACCGTTTGCAACGCGCTCAAACGCATCCGCCATCTTGGCGTGGTGACGCCCAGCAATAAAGGTCGGCCAGACTTCTTTTACGAACGGCAGGAACTTATCCTGCGCCAACTGCGTTACACGTAGCTCGTGGAGCTTCTCCAACTCCGCCAGCAGCTTCTCCTGTTCCCGCGCCGATAGCTTAGGCAGGATAGCCGGGATGTCATCCAGCGATATATCGTCGAGGAGTTTCCTGTTTGGACGACCACGAGCCATTAGTCGTCGCTCTCCGGCTCTTCATTTTCTCCAATGTTTTCAACGTCTTCGTCGTCATCCTTCAGACGCTCTGGTATGTACGTACCAAGCTCATCGTCCAAGTCTTCGCTTGTCGTGGGCATGTCGATGGTCTGCGCATTCAGTAGGCGCTTCACTCGCTCCTTGATGGCAGCTTCCAGCGCATCGGGCGACTTATAGTTGATCGTAATTTCGCTACGTTCCGTAAACAGCGCGATGTCCGAGTGCTTACCCAGAAGCTCCAGTGCCCGGATTTCAAACTTAGTGTC